GACTGCCGCCGCTGTGGTGGGTACTGTAGTTCCGCAAGCCGAAGAAGTAGTTGCACTGGCTACCGCAGTTAAGTCTGTAGCTGCTCTGGCATCTGGCGTTGCTGATACCGTTGAAGCCGCTGCACCGCAAATCAAAGCACAGCTGGAACCGGCTCACGGTATTCTGGCTGAAATTGAAGCGTTATTTGCGAAGCTGAAAGCGCATCTGCATTTGTAATGACGAAGGGGTGATCCTCAAGTCTCCGGCTGGTGCGGAAATACCAGAATCACAGTAGAGATACTGCAAATCCAATGACCCACCCACGGTTCCCATTTCTCACATGCTAGTCCGACTTGGGTGTCATCTGCCGTGTGAGTGGGTCGCCAATTCGTCCTGCGCCGCTTGGTTTATTGACCTACGCGTGGGATATCAATTTAACGCTCACCAAAACCGGTGTCCGTTTAAAAATTAGGCATTATATGTTCATCAAAGTAGACCGATCACTAATGCGGTCTCAGGACTATGACGCCGCACTCCGAAAAGCCTGTGACATTTTGTCAGCGCAAGGCGCAAAGAATTTCCTGCATTACACAGAGCCAAGAGTTGTCGAGCTAACTGAGGCCAATGAAAAGTTGGTAGTCAGGGCCGATCAAGTTCATGGCGGTATCTGGCTGGTAAGGGGGTAGGAATGGAAATCATCTACGCCATGCTGGCTGTATCGGTACTACTGATAATTCAAAACATTGTCACTGGTGAGTTACAGCGACGAGAAGACAAAAAGAAATTCACCATCGCGCATCCCATCGATTCGCTTTTAGCCGGGATAGCCGAGGCGTTCTTTGCCTGTGCATTAATTCTGGCGATTTTCTACATCCAATATCTACAAAACAACTAAGGCGGTAAACATGAAACGCATAGCGGCATCCGTGAACGTCAGAGATGTTTATTACTCACTTAGTTGGAATACACCAACCAATCAGCTTGAAGAAAGTGTAATTCACGAAATCAAGCGCCGGTTCGAGCGGCAAGGCATTGTATTCGAAACCCGCCAAGGGTTATTCCCAATCCCACCCTACAAACTCAAAAACGAAATACTTCCTGATGGTTTCCGCATTATCCAGATAACCCAAGACCAGGAAGAAGAATTTTAACGATTTCCTTCTCGGGCTGTGGCTTGTGGTCTGAAAGTGGGCTGCGTTAGCTGAGGTTACCTCTTCCTCTGTTGTAGCGCGCAGAACAACCCATGAACAAGCAAGGCATAGGTTTGTATCTCGCATATGACGCGAATCGAGAGAGTTGACCTTCATAGGCCAGTTCTGGGCTGGCGCCGACATACCAGTGATTATCTGTAACCGGGTAATCAAGAGTGCATTTGCGAGTGTGCTGCTGATTATCAATTGGAGTAAACGCTATGGGCAGAAAATCAAAGCTATCAGATGCCCAGTGGAAGCGTATTGAAGAGCGACTGCTAAATGGTGAAGCTGGTAATGCGCTCGCAAAGGAATTTGGTATAGCACCAAGCACTTTGAGAGAGAAAACCGCTCACCTTAAAATCATTAAAGAATCTGTAAATCAGATAGTTACTGCAGAGTCAAAAATTCAAGCATTACCGATTTCCGCTCAAATAACCGCTCACTCATATGCCGCGCGGTTACGGCAAATCTCATCGGGGATATTAGAGACTGCCGCCAATGGTGTGAGAACATCAACAAAGTTATCAAGGTTAGCTGCTGATGCCGCGGAAGAGATGGAATCGTTTAATCCAGATATTGAAGCTGATGTTACTCGAGTAAAGACCATATCAGCCCTAACCCGATTATCAAATGAAGCAGCTTCGGTTGGCATGGACTTAATGAAAGCCAATAAAGAGTCAATGTCAGACCCTGACGAATCAAATAACAAACAACCAGAGATGATCCTGTTAGTAGCGCCGGAGGCAAACGATGACCACGGCGAGGATAGAGCTACCACCGAAGCTGATACCGGTATTTAGTGGACCTGCTCGTTATCGTGGTGCATATGGGGGCCGAGGCTCAGCAAAAACCAGAACATTCGCGCTGATGACGGCTGTTCGCGCTTACATGGCAGCAAAGGCAGGCACTTCGGGTGTCATCCTGTGTGGTCGAGAGTTTATGAACTCGCTTGAAGACTCTTCAATGGAAGAGGTCAAGCAGGCGATACGCTCCGTTGATTGGCTGAATGACTTTTTTGAAATTGGTGAGAAGTTCATTCGCACTAGAGATCGTCGAGTCAGCTACATATTCACTGGACTAAGAACAAACCTTGATAGCGTTAAGTCAAAGGCCCGCGTTTTGATTTGCTGGGTTGATGAAGCCGAATCCGTGTCTGAAAAGGCATGGATGAAATTGACGCCAACCATTCGTGAAAACGACTCTGAGATCTGGATAACGTGGAACCCTGAACGCGACGGTTCTGCAACTGACAAGCGATTCAGAAAAGCACTTCCAGCTGACGCAAAAATTGTTGAGATTAACTACAACGATAACCCATGGTTTCCGGACGTACTTGAACGAGAGCGGCTTAACGACCTTACTCGTCTGGATTACGAAACTTACGCGTGGATCTGGGAAGGCGCTTACCTCGAAAACTCTGACAAGCAAGTTCTGTCGGGTAGATATTGTGTCAAAGAGTTTACTCCGGGTGACGATTGGGATGGTCCTTACTTTGGCGCTGACTGGGGTTTTGCGAAAGACCCAAGCGCACTTGTTAAGTGCTGGGTATATAAACAATGCCTATATGTTGAATATGAAGCCTACCAAACGGCCGTAGAGCTTGATGACCTGCCTTGTTTTTTCAGGACAATTCCCGATTCAGACAAATACGTTATACGTGCAGACAACTCTCGGCCAGAAACGATTAGCTACATGCAGAGGCATGGATTCCCTCGCATAACCGCATGCAGCAAATGGCCTGGCTCTGTAGAGGATGGAATTGCTCACCTTAGAGGGTATGAGCAAATAATTATCCATCCGCGCTGCAAAAATGTAGCAACCGAAGCCAGAACGTATAGCTACAAAATTGATCGCATAACCGGCGATATTCTTCCAATCGTTAAAGACGCAAACAACCATGCTATCGATGCCATTCGATATGCAATAGAAAAAATCATCAAACGAATGCAGCTAGGCATGCTCGACTACTACGCAAACAAGGCGAACACATCATGACAGTAAGACTACACCCACCATCAGATGCAAAATCACCAATCACGGTTTTTGGTCGTTCATACAACCCTGCGGTCGGCGTTCAGGATGTTCCAGACCATGATGCTCCAGTTCTACAGGCTAATGGTTGGATCAACGCAGCATCTGGAAATGGCAGCACATTGTCCAATTCCGGAACAACAACAGTAAGACCGGCGAACCCACAGAAAGGCCAGCCATATCTCGATACCACGCTGGGGATCACTATTATTTTCGACGGCAAGGTATGGCGTAACTCCATTACTGGCGCAGCTGTGTGAGGATTTTAAATGGAAGGGCAAAAGGTTCCGATTTCTGATGGTCTGATTGCCCGGGTGTCTGGTGCAGTAAAAGCCTTTTTTGGCGTCAACCAGACGGCAGGTGGTAGCGCATCAACTACATTTTTTGGCCCCGGCGAATCAATTGCACCGGTTGTTAACAATCCAGAGGGATCTGGCGTAATCGGACGTCAGTTTGATTACCAAACCGGATACAACAAGGTCTATCGACCAAGAAGCACTGAACGAACTACATTTGAGCAGTTGCGGGCGTTGGCTGATAACTGCGATGTTTTGCGACTCGCCATTGAAACCAGAAAAGACGCAATCGACGGTTTCACGTATGAAGTAAAGCCGCGGGATGGGTCAAAGCAAACCAGAAAATGCAAAGCAATTCAGGATTTCTTGCGATTCCCTGATGGTGAGCATGATTTTTCCACATGGTGCCGCGCGATAGTTGAGGACATGCTTGTCATTGATGCTGCCACTATCTATCCGTGGAAAACAATGGGTGGAGACCTGTATCGCCTTGAGTTGATGGATGGCGCAACCATTAAGCGACTGATTGACCCAACCGGCAGAACGCCAATGATAGGCCCTGCTTATCAACAGGTGATCAAGGGTGTGCCCGTTGTTAACTACGAATGGGCTGAGCTTATCTACCAACCGAGAAACATAAGAACAAACAAAATTTACGGGTTTTCCGTAGTCGAGCAGATCGTGATCACGGTTAACACCGCAATACGGCGCTCACTGCATCAGCTGCAATTCTACACAGAAGGTTCGACGCCTGACTTAATTCTAACTCTTCCTGCGGCATGGGAAATAGCGCAGATAAAGGAGTTCGAAACCTACTGGAATGACCTTTTATCTGGTGACACTGCTACACGGCGTGGAACGAAATTTGTTCCTGATGGTGTGAAGGCTGTAAATACCAAAGAGGGTGCGCTCCAAGACTCTTTCGATGAGTGGCTGGCGCGAGTGATCTGCTATGCGATGAACGTCCCTAACCAATGGGCGATCAAGCAGCAGACAAGAGCTGGTCAGGATGTAGAGCAGTCATCCGCTGACAAGCGCGGTGATGAGATCACTAAGTCATTTCTTAAGGCTGTAATGGATAGAGTGATAGCTCAGCATTTCAATGCGCCTGAACTGTCGTTTGAGTGGACTTCTGAGCAAGAAATCGACCCAGAAACAAGGGCTCGCATCTTCGATATTAAAATCAAGAATAAGTCACTTTCTATTAATGAGGCTAGAGATGCAGATAATCTTGAGCCTGTTGAGCATGGTGACTTTTCACCGCCAACCGACACGCCAACCATGGACAATGACAATCAACAAGAGCCCCAATAGCGGGCTCTTTTTATTTGGGTGATGAAATGAAAAAGATCTGCCAGTTCGCTTCTATCCAAAAGGTAGAGAGTAACGATGACGGAACAATCACTGTAATTGGCATTGCCTCTGATATGTCCACTGATGCAGATGGCGAAGTTATTACTGCTGATGCAATGAAGGCGGCCATCCCTGATTACATGGCGTTAGGAACTGGTGCGCTACGAGAAATGCATCAGTTAAGCGCTGCCGGCAAAGTGAATAAGGCTGAGGTTAATGACTTAGGCCAAACCATCATTGAAGCAACTGTTGTTGATCCTGTTGCCATTCTCAAGGTTCAACAGGGCGTTTATAAAGGTTTTTCTGTTGGCGGAAGCTCCACAGCAAAACTGGGCAAGATGATCACTGGATTGCGCCTCACCGAGATCAGTTTGGTTGATAAGCCAAACAACCCTAATGCAATTATCCATATGTGGAAGTGCGAAGATTTTAACAAGCCCGGGGAAGACCCGGATCAACCCCCGGAGAACAACATGAGCCAAAACGAAAACCGACCGGTTGTTAAAGCCGAAACAGTTGGTGATGTAGCCAAAGGCATGTATGCAGTCAGCGACTTTGCCTGCTTCCTGCGTGAAATAGCTTGGATGGTTGACGATGCCAAGTGGGAGTCTGAAAGCGAAGGGGATAACAGCCCCGTGCCTGGTCAGTTAAAAACATGGCTTGAGCTTGGCGTGGAAATCTTCCAAGACATGGCAAAAGAAGAAACGTCAGAACTGATCGCGTCATTGCAAAAAGCTCACGCTGCAAATGATATTGCCAAGGCGGATATGGCAGTTGTAGTGACAGCTGAAGTTAAACCGGTAGAAGCGATAGTTGCCGCTGTCGTTGAGAAAGCAGAAGTTGCTGCTGATAAACAGGTAGTTCAACCAGTCATCGAAGAGCAGATCCAAAAAGTTGAACCTGCGCAGGACATTACCAAGGCTTTAGCGCCGGTAATGGATGTGATTAAAGCGCTACAGGCTCAAAACGAACAGCTGATCAAGGCGCAAACTGATTTATCTACTCGTTTAAATTCGCTACCTGCGCAACCTAAAGGCGTGCTGATCGAGAAAGCGGCTGATGCAAGCAGCATTGCGCTTAGCCCAGATACATCAACGACCGTTGAGCCAGTTCGCAAAGCTGATGGCTCAGTCGATACCGAAGCCACTTTAATGAAAAACTTTTACGCCAACGCACGGCCAGTATCTCTGGCGGCACATCAAGTTAATCGTTGAGTGATACTCACTTAACAACCCATACCACCAAGCGGTGGTTTTTTTATGTCTGAAAAATCACTGCCGCCATAGAGCGGCTTTTTTATTTGGAGAAACACAATGAGTATCACTGAGCAGACCCTCAATGACGTAAAAAAAGCGCAACAGGATATTAATAAGACTGTTAGCGTTTCAACCGGTCTGACTGGTTATGATCTGCAAGCTCCCGCCAAAAATCTGTACCCAGTTTTAACGCCACTGCGTAACAAATTGCCGCGTGTTCCTGGTAATGGTGGACTGGCTACCAACTGGAAATCGGTCAAGGGTTTAACTGGTTCTGGCATTTCTTCCATGCCATGGGTTCCTGAAGGTCAACGCTCAGGCCGCATGAGCTACCAAACCGAGTTGAAAGCAGCAAACTACGCGACTTTCGGTGAAGAAGATGCAGTAACCTTCGAAGCGGAAAGCGCTGGTCGCACATTCGAAGATATCCGCGCAACTGCTGCTGTGCGCTTACTACAGCAAACCATGATCAAAGAAGAAAAAGCCATTCTGGCTGGTAACGCTTCGTTGGTTTTGGCGCAACCTACAGCTCCGACTCTGGCTGCTACTGGTTCCGGTGCTACTTTGCCAGCGTTGACCTACTCGGTAATCGTTGCTGCATTAACACTGGAAGGTTACCTGGCTAATGGCGGCGCATCTGCAACACAGTTGATCACAACCAAATCAATCACTGGCGCCGATGGCAATAGCTACTCGCTGAATGGTGGTGTATCTAAAAAATCAGCTAATACCACTCAAGCGGTTACGCTGGGCCAGATCTTATCTGCAACCACCCCAGTCGTTAATGGTGCGGTTGCTTACGCGTGGTTTGTTGGTGCCGCTGGCGCTGAAACACTGCAATGCATTACCTCAATCAACTCGGCCACATTCTCAGCTCCATTAAGCTCTGGCAACATGGCTGCAACTTCACTGAGCACCTCAGTGGATTATTCAGCTAACTCCGGCATGGCATTTGATGGATTCATCACATCCGCCTTCTTGCCATCAAACTCAGCTTACGTAGTGAGTCAGGCAACGGGTACTGCTGGCGTTGGTACACCGTTGACATCAGGTGGTCGCGGTAACGTGGTTGAAATCGATACAATGCTGCGAACCATGTGGGAAAACTTCCGCTTGGGCGTTACGGTGATCTATTGCAACAGCCAAGAGTTAACCAACATCACGAACAAAGTAATGACTACCGCCAGCGGCACATTACTGCGTTACAACAGTGATAACGGTAGCGGCAGCGACCCATACAAGATCAATGCAAATGGTGTTGTAACTAACTACTACAACCCATACCTGCCAGGTGGCGGTCGCATGATCCCAATCGTAATTCATCCAAACCTGCCGGCAGGTACTATGTTTGGTTATTGCGAAGATCTGCCGCTGCACTACCAAAACAACAACGTTCAAAACGTTGCAGAAATGCATATGCGCCGCGATTACTACCAGTTGGATTGGCCTCTGCGTTCACGCCAGTACGAAATGGGCGTTTATGCGGAAGGCGTATTGGCTAACTACTTCCCCGCGGCCATGGCAATTATCACCAACATTGCCAACGGTTAATGACTTCAAGCCCTGCTTCGGCGGGGCCTTCTTGTTTTTGGAGTAAATAATGGAATTAAGTGGCTCAACGGTCGTTGTGCAGTCTCAAACCGCAGGCGACTCTTTCACATTCAATGATACGCAGTACACAGCCAATCAAGATGGCTTGGTTGAAGTTCCTGTTGAGTGTGTTTCTGAAATATTGCCATTTGCTTTTGTGCCAACTGACAAAACAATCACTACCAAATCAAAATCCAAATAAGGTGATCCTATGGGTTACGTTACTATCGCAGAGGCACCAAATTACGGAGCATCAACTGACGTAACTCAAAATCAGTTAGATCAGGCAGCAGTGGTTGTTAATTCATTTTGCGGGAAGCCTGACGGGTTTCTTGTTGAGATGAATAACGGTGATCCGGTTTGCATGGCTCATGCTTCACCTTCATTTTCGTATCAATCATTATCACCTTTGTCGGCGGGAGCTAATGTTCAGGCTTCACTTCCTCAATGGATCCCGATAACCATCGGCGATGCACTGATCATAGATAGAGGTACAGCGACAGCCGAATGCGTAATCGTTACCACCATTAATGCAAATGGTTCCGTTGTCTTCGCCAGTGTGAAATACAATCACGCAACACCGTTGTGTGTTGGCGGGCTGGTTATCACAGAAGAAAAGCGGGTTTCTGCCAAAGGCATTTATCCGTTAAGACGATCACCACTGGTAAGTTTGTTTTCGCTCTGTGCAAATTCACTTCAAATCCAGCGACCAAAATGGATTGATGGCACCCGCTTAGATTTGACGATGCTGTCAGGCGAAATGGTTAAAGCTTGTTATTTGGCCGGATACACCAAGGCACCAGAAGCTATTAAATCAGCAACTGTCCTTGTTGCTAATCAAATGGCTGAGTTGGTCACGACAGGGGCAACAAACTTTAAATCCGAAGAGTACGGCGGCCGTAAATACGAGCGATTTGCTGGAGTCGGCTTCATTGATTCTCGCATTGCTCAGTTACTCGCGCCGTATAAGGCTGTCGTATGAATCAACAGCAACTGTTTTGGCGGCAATACGGCTATATAGCCAAGCGGACAGGACAACCTCACGCATTCACCAGACCAAATTCGGCAATATCGAACGCGCAGTCGCCATATTTGACTCAGTACGCCAGCTTTAATCAGGATTTTGGCTATTCAAAGCCCAATAAATACGGCGTGGCCACTTGGTGTGGGGTGTTTGACGGCACTCAATGCAATGTCGGTGATGTAATTTCTGGTCCTGCTGGCGTTTATTTCATCGCTGCAATGCAGTACACGCTGCCGATCTACTGCGTTCAGTGCAATAGAACTATCTCAGTGCTGCGCGTTACTCCTGATTCAGGTGTCGGCATTGGTAGCTATGGTGGCAATACAGCAGAGAATGAAGTGGTGCTTATGTCTGGTTGTCCTGCGTCAATATTGCAAGGCACGAAAGGCGAGGCGAATGATGCCAAGTTACCTGGTGATGTAAGAACGCCATGGTGGGCTATCTTGTTTCCTACCTTTGATGGTGTTGTTCTGCGAACCAGCGACATTATCACTGACGACATTGGGCGGCGCTACATTATATCGAGTGCTGAATTGACTGATATGGGATGGCGAATTACCGCCATGCAAGCGCAGGTGTGATATGAGACTTAGTGAGATTGTTGCATTGGTTTCAGGTTCGGAATCAATTACATGCGCTCGTAGTTTTTGGTGTGGAAAGGCGTTATTGGTCATTCAAAACGGAAGAATGCAAATCAGATGTCGTGGTGAAAGTATTTTCTTTAACTACTCACCATCATTTGGGGATGTGAATGCCGATGATTGGAAGATAGTTAAATCGTTGTTAGCGCACTCAATAGATGGCTCTATTGAGGAGGTGTTAATTGCCTGATTTATCAGAAGTTGCCGATACACTAGTGAGTAAGGCATGTGCTGCGGTTTATCCAAGCGGCACATCACAGCCAAGTGTTTGCGGTGCAGCGGTTAAGCTCTTTCAAGGCTGGCCAGTGCCTAATGACCTTGAGGCATCACTAAAGGCAGGAAAGGTTCAGGTGTCAGTCTATCCACTGCCAACCGAGCGCAAAACAAACCGGAATATCAGCCGGCAGTGGAATGTTATCGACCCTGGCAGCCCAACGATAACCACAACAGTATCTGGCTCAACCATCACATTTGCAGGAACGGTATCGACACCTCAGAACGTTTATATTTTGGTGAACGGGAAGGGTTATCAATACTCGGTACAGGCAAATGACACGCTGACCAGTATTGCTACATCACTGACTGCCCTGATTAAAGTAAACATTCCGGCTGCAAGCAGCTCTGGTGCCGCAATCACCGTTCCTTCCGCATATTCGTTGATCGCCCGCACCGGTGGTATCGGTTCAGCGGTTCTTGAGTTAAAGCGACAGGAAAAAGAGTTTCAAATTACCGTGTGGGCGCCAACGCCGACTAAACGGAATCAAGTGGCCGAGGCTATTGATGTCGCGCTGTGTGAATTCACGGACATCATTTTCGCCGATCAATCACACGGGATAATGCGCTACTGCCGCACATTTCAATCAGACCAAACTGAGAAGTCAGGCCTGTACCGGCGCGATCTGGTTTATTCCATTGATTACGCCACTACGAAAACCGCAGATGGTGGTGCTCCGCAAATTCTTGCAGTTTCAACCAGCCTTACTACTCCACAAACAATTACATCCGACTAGGAGACTCCATGTCAGAACCACAAAACGACCTTGGTTACGAGTTGGTCGTCGTACATGCCTTTGCTGATTACCAGCGTGGCGATGTCATTGCCGATGCAAAAAACATTACTGAAATTCTGGAAGGCGAGTGCGCTGCCTATGTGAATAAACGCGCCATTTAAGCTTAACCAAATCATCACGAACCCAGCCATTGCGCTGGGTTTTTTCGTTTATAGGAGATAGCAATGCCAATTTATCAGGCAGGTAGCTTAAATACGGCGGCATTGTCTGCGCCTGACTTGTATGTGCAGATCATTGCACCGAAAACCCGCTATATCAACGGCGTGGCTACTGACGGCCTCGGTATTGTTGGTGTTGCGTCATGGGGTCCAGTTAATAGCCCATTCTTAATCGGTTCACCAAACGATCAAGCTCTGTATCTCGGCGCACCTCAGGTTCGTAAGTACGACTTATCTACTGCGGTTTCGGTGGCCTTACAATTAGGTGCAGCGAATATCAAAGCGGTGCGTATCACTGACGGCACTGATGTGGCTGCATCGATTGCGCTGAAAGATACCTTCACTACACCAGCAACCGGCGCAACATTGACGGCGTTCTATACCGGTACGTTGGGTAACACCATTACCGCGGCGATCACCGCTGGTACTGCAAACAACACCTTCAAGCTGACGATTTACTTCCCGGGCGCGAATCCAGAAGTGTTCGATAACATTGCTGGCACCGGTGCGACATTCTGGGCGAATCTGGTTTCAGCGGTTAACAATGGTCAATCAGGCGTTCGTGGCGCATCTCAGTTGGTTGTTGCCACTATCGGTACAGGCACGGCAACGCCCAATATCGTTACTACCTACACGCTGACCGGCGGCACGGATGGTGCAACCACTATCACTGATTCGCTGTTAGTTGGTACTGATGGTACCAGCACAACTCGCAAAGGTATGTACGCACTGCGCGGCGCCGGTACGCAAGTGTTCAACCTCGTCGATTTAACTGATTCAACTCAGTGGCCTACGATGCTGACCTTTGCCAATCAGGAAGGTTCATGGGCTATCACTCAGGGGCCAGCAGGTGCCACATACAGTACGGTTGCCACATCACTGAATACTGTTGGTGCTGATGATTGGCACATTAAAGTGCTGATTGGAGATTGGCCTTACTGGAATGACACGGTCAACAACCAAGTGCGCATGCTTTCACCTGCTACCTTTATTGCTGCGCTTTACGCCGCTCAATCGCCTCATATTTCTGGCTTGAATAAGGCGATCAAAAATATTGTCGCAACTCAGCGACAGAAAGCGAATCAACCGTACAGTCTTGCCGAAATTGGCGCAATCAACTCGGCTCGTCTGGATGTGATCACCAATCCTGCACCAGGCGGAAACTACTTTGCACTCCGTTCTGGTCGCAATGCCAGCTCAACGCAGTCGCAAAATGATGACACCTACACGCGAATGACCAACTTCATTTCGCTGACGATTGCCTCGGCATTTGGTTATGTCATCGGTCAAAACCACACGTTAGACCTGCGTCGAGAAACGAAATCAACGATTGAAGCGTTTCTAGCGAACCTGCAACAGCAAGGCATGATCGGAGACCCTAACGGCGGCCCATGTTTCTCTGTGCAGATCGACAAAACCAATAACCCTGATTCCCGCGTTGCGCTCGGCTACATGCAGTGCGATGTGCAGGTGAAATTTTGGAATACCGTTCGTTACTTCCTGGTGAATCTGGAGGCTGGCGGCTCTGTCAGCGTCACTGTTTCAGCTAACCCGCGCTAATCACACCTCAATCAATAACTAACCCGCTTCGGCGGGTTTTTTCGTTTATGGAGAAAAACCATGCCACAAGCAGGCTACACGATTGGGCGTGATATAGCGTTCGACGTGATGACATCCTACGGGCCACTTCGCATTCCGAAGGTGACTAAGTTCACTAAAAAGCCCGGTATTAACCAGATCAAGATCGTCCTGTTAACCGGCAACGTTGACACACTGCAAGTTCCTGATGGTTGGAGCGGCACGATTGAGTGCGAACGTGCAGGCGCAACACTGGATAACTTCTGGGCCCAATGGGAAGACGACTACTACAACGGCATCGACCAAGGTAAGGCAACCATTACGGAAACCATTACCGAGCCAGATGGCAGCGTTTCAGTGTTCCGTTACGAACAGGTTCAGTTGCACTTAACAGATGCCGGTGATGCGGAAGGTGACAAGAACGTTAAGCAGTCACTTGCGTGGACATCGCGACGCCGGAAAAAGGTCGGTTAATCAAATCAGAGCCTCAGCAGAAATGCCGGGGCTTTTTCTTTATCAATTAATCACTATGTGAGACCTAAAATGAATGATCTTATTTTTGAAAATAGCCGATTATCACTAATCGAGTTTAACGGCTCGGTATGGCTTAAATCATCCGATATAGCAAAAGCACTCGGATATAAAAACATCGGCAAAATGAGCCGGATTTACAACCTACATAAAGACGAATTTTCAGCATCAATGAGCGTTGTCATCGAGATGCCCGTTTCGGGCATGTCGAATCTAGTGACAGAAACTAGACTGTTTAGTCTTCGCGGTGCTCATTTGCTTGGCATGTTTGCCAGAACATCAAAAGGCGTTGCATTCAGAAAGTGGGTGTTAGATCAGCTCGATAGCATGGAGCAAAAAAACAAAGCAAATCATTCATTGATAGCTGAGTTTTACAGAGTTAGCGCGGACTTAGAAAGTCAAAATAAATTCGCCAGCATGTGTGGAAAAGGGTTAAGTGAACACAAAAAGAAAAAACCAGCGCTGGTGCAAAAGGTATTTGATGCAGCAAAAAGAGTACAGCAAGAACTACCACTGATTGCATGGGAGGCTTGATATGACCGCATCAGAATACATTGCAAAAATGAACGAATTGATAATTGAAGGTTATCTTGTCGCTAGCGTAAAAAGATTTGGAGAGCCATCCGCTGTTTACGACAAGGATCACAAGCTTCCTCTATCACTTAGTTTCTTACGTGGGTTTATGTTGACCGGATTTGTCGAATCCTATGGTGAAGAGCATGCAACACCTGTGATTCATCGCGCCATGCTCCAACCAGAAGTTAAGCGGGGAATGATAATTGATGGAAATGACAAGCCAATTCCAGTTTTAACTGATCTTGGGCTGGAGATGATGGACGTTGCGCTAATGGAATATACAGAAAAGCTAATAGAACAAAAAAGCCCACTCATTCAACCATCTCAATAGATCGTTAATCTCAAAATAACCAAAATCTACCTCGCATTTGCGGGGTTTCGTTTTTTATAAGGACTCCAAAATGGCAAACGTTAAAATCCGCGAATCAGCAGTAGCAGAAGTTAAACCAGCCGCACCAGTTAAAGACACCGTCACCGACTCGAAAGGGCGGGTTATTAAGTTGCGTGAACTGGATCCACTGCAACAATCACGGCTAACTCTTGCTGTTGGCAGTGAAGCGGCAATGAATCAGGCGTACATGGGTGCATTTGTGTATCCAGTGGCAATGGTTGAATACATTGACGAAGATTTTTATGGCTTCCCAGCAAGTATTGCGCAGATTGAATCTGTGTTGAAAGTGTTGGGCAGTGAAGGTACGGCTGCGGTTATCAAATATTTGTCTGAGAAGGCGGAAGCAGCAAGCGCGGAAGCGGAGAAACAAGCAGCAAAAAACTAGTAAAGAACCCAAATTTCAGAAGTCGATGCTGGCTTGTCAGAAATGGGGTTCCCTTCGAGCGAGTTTTTAATTGCGACGAACTGTTATCACATGAGCGCATGGCTATGTCGATCACCTTCTCTGAGTTTGAGGGAAATGAATTTGATTGGCGGAACATGTGCTTTAAGGAGCGCGAGTAATGGAGTTTGGCAGCCTTGGTGGTCTTGCTGCATATCTTGCAACATTACCAACGCAGCATGCTCATGCCTTGCAGGAAGGGCTTGAGCAATGCGCTGTATCAATTGAGAAAACAGCAAAGGAAGAGTTTGGGCATTATCAACCCGAGGCCGGACCATTTAATGCTTGGGATCCACTAGCGGAAAGTACAAAGGCAGATCGGTTATCAAAAGGATTTAGCGAAGACGAACCACTACTTAGAACTGGGGTGATGCGAGATAGCATTACACATGAAGTGGATGGGTTGGAGGCTGTTATTGGCGCTAAAGATCAAAAGATGGTTTGGCATGAGTTTGGAACTAACCGCATACCGCCAAGACCAGTTCTTGGCCCCGCACTTGTAAGAAACAAAGCCAAAATACTGAAAATTATTGGCCACACAGCAGTTTCAGGCTTGTTTGGTGGTCATCATATCCATGAATCGCTTGGGTATGATGACCATGTTTAGTTACAGCCAACTAGCAACACCGCTATGACGAGAGCAGGTACCTCTGTGATGCGTGCTAAAACTGAACGAACCATCTCGGCATTTCGCTGTAGCGCCAGTAGGGGCTTTGCCTGATTTGGTGTGAGCGGGGCGGTGAACTTCTTTTCCGTCTACATTTGTGTAACTGCCTTGCTCAAGCAGTTCATCTGCCTGTTGCTGAGTTTGTGTTGGAGCAGATGGTGGAGTTACTTTTGCAAATACAGGCTGAAATAGTAAAGCTGCCAATAAAGCCAATAATGGTAAGCGCATGGTGATGTCCTTATCTATAAAGGGTCAAATCATGCGCCAAAAGGATCTGCTTGTTTTGTTATCGATCAATTACTGCCGATATATATAACTAGTAACACCAAAAGAACAAATAAAACCGGCGCAAAAACCCACCACATAGCGAATCCGAACAGCATCCATTTAAACAACACGCTTATCCAATCAGTTTTCTCTTTTGCGATTGCACCTTTAGGTATGAATTGTTGATTTGGGTATTGCACCCACGATATGCGCCCAGCAAACCATTCTTGGATCCGATAACGTAAGGAGTGTTTCATGTCATTCGAGGCCTATAGCGTTGCGATCAAGTTAAGTCTAACAAACCAAGTTAGTTCTGGCCTCGCTTTGCTTGCAAAAGATTTAACTGGGCTAGAAAAGAAAGTAGTAAATCTGCAGGACAAGTTTGCAGCGCTGAAAATGATCGGTGTTGGCTGGGGTATGTCAAAGATTGGCTCTGGCATGCTTGGCTTTCTGGAAAAGTCAGTTGATGTCAGCAAAGAATATACCCACCAAGTATCGCAGATGAATATTCTCGGCATGAAGCAGGCCGACATTGCCAATGTTATTTCTGCATCATGGAAGACCTCACGTGATGTTATTACGACTAGTGCCGCAGACAATATTGAGGCGTACAGGGAATTGCGTGCTGTATTCGGTTCGGGCCACGAGCATGAAGCGATTGCAATAATGCCAATTGCTCAGCGTGCCAGCGCGATATTGTCATCATTAACAGGAAAAATGAACACTGTAAAAGATGTTGGCTATGACATCGCTAAAGCCGCTGAACTAAGCACAAAAGGCGGCATGACAGACGCGCAAATGCAAAAGCGAGCAGAGCAATTCATGCAGGCCTCTATCGCATTTGGCGGCAAAGTAAATATGCAGGATTTTCATAGCGCTCTTAAAATGACGCGAGGATCCTCGCTTAGCTATAACGACGATTTCATTTCGCATTACTTGCCAACACTTATTCAAGAGATGAAGAGCGGTAACGGTGGTGGGCAACAAGCTGGCACGCTGTTAAGAAACTTTGATCGAGCGGTTGTTCAGCAAGTAATACCTCTTAATAAGTTGGCTAACTGGGAAGACGCTGGGCTTATAAAAAAAGGTCATGTGGTATGGAATGCGCACCATACAGGTATGAAAAAAATAACGCCTGGTGGTGTCGAAGGTCAGGATCTGGCAAGCGAAAGCCCGTATGAGTGGTGGCAGAAGTTCGGTGAGCCAGCAGTACAAACACTGATGAAGAAAAATGGATTAACTGATATTCAAGCCATCAGCGCCCTATCAACCAACCAAATGACGGCTGATTTGTTCAAGAAGTTTCACTTCCAGCACGCTCAGTTCGAGCGTGATAAGAAAATGATTGAAGAAGTCACAGCAGGTGGTGGCAGTAAACAAAAATACGATCAACTACTGAAAACTGATCCGCTGCTAGCTCAGCAGGCAATGCATAAGCAGTGGGAGAATGTTCAGGCCAGAATTGGTTATGAAATTCTGCCAAGACTAATCCCATATATGATCAAGTTTGCAGATGGGTTGGGTAAGGTTGCGCAATGGATGCAGGCAAACCCAGAAAAAATGAAATCACTGGTTTTTGGGCTTGCAGGATTGGCGGTTAGTTTCGATGCTATTGGTAAAATTCTTATGGCTGCAGGTTTCATAAAACTGTTTGGTATAGGAAAGAGTCTAAGTGCTCTTGCCGGAGGTGTAAGCGAAGTTGGCGCTGCAACTGGTGGTGGCGTTGCATCAAGGTTGTTTAGTGTCGGTAGTGCGCTGAAGTTTATTAACTCAATTGCAGTGGCTTTTATGGCTTGGCAGGCGGGGACCATTGCTGGTGACTGGATAAATAGCAAACTAAGCAAAGAAACCAAGGATACGATTGGCGAGTACGTTACAAAAGCTGTTGCGCTGGTTGGGTCTGATGATGCTCTCGATGCTGTTCGTAAGACAGAAGGTCGTGACAGCTGGTTTATGAGAATGATGGATGCCCGCGGATACCATGAGCAACAACAAAAAACTGCAGCTCCAGTTCCGACATCAAACCAAAAGCCAATTGAAATTAGAAACTATGTAATGCTGGATGGTAAACAGGTTGCTGAATCAGTAACAAAACACCAAGCCAAGCAGGCGGCAAGACCGCAAACCGGAACAAGTGCATTTGATAGCTCCATGTTCCCGCCAATGCCTGGCACTAGCAGTTTTCTCATCTCACCGTAAACAAATCACATCAAACATAACCCGCTCCAGTGATGGACAAAAGAACAGTATTTGCTAGGTGGTTATAATTTCTTCAAGGAAATACAATGATGATGATTGAAGATGACTTGAACACACAAGGAAAGCAAATGCCTGTTGCGGTGCCTAAGACGGCAGAGATAAAGCACGCGCTAACCGATGCTATAGACTCAGATACCCCGCTTGGGGAGTTTGAGTTTGCTCGGTTCAAGCGGGATATCGAAAGGCTTCCTGAAGGGAATGCTAGGGATTCCATGATGGCATATGCCTTTGCAGCTAATGGTCAAAAAGATAAAGCCATTCAGCAGTTTGAATATGCCATTTCAGCACATGGCGATGTCGTGACAATGCATGACTATTGCTTATATTGTAAGAAAATATTCAGAAATGCCTTGGCATATAAGAATGCTATAAAATTTGCATCGCATATGGATAATCCATTGCTTGTCGCAGACGCATTAACCTTGTCATTCATGTTTTATGATTATGAAACATCAGAATTTTTTAGAAATAAACTTGATAAATATCACGTAGAGGGCGGTGCGTTTACCAATGGCGCTTATGCTGAATTCGATGATAAGCGAGACAACCTGAAACGCATGATCCAACAATTTCCGTTTGATGGCTCACTAATCGCTAAATTGGCAATGGCATTATTCTGTGTAGCAGAAAAGCACTCCCTTCCAATTAATGAAATGCTGTTAATGAAAAATGAAAACAGGTGTGTGCTTGAGGGGATTGTTGCCTGCAATAAACCAAGCCTTTTGGCAGAAATAAACTTTGACGTATGTATGTGGCTGGCTGAAATCCCAAATCTACTTGAGTGTGGAATAACCGGGTATTTTATCGCCGCACCCGAAGTTGATGGAGTGGAGTTAATTCATGCCTGTTAACGCGAATGATTTTTTGGATATAGCAAGCGATGCGCTTTCATTAAATACCGAAATCGGATTCAGAAATGCAATTTCAAGATCGTATTACAGCATGTTTCATCGGGCTAAATCCTCCCTCAGGAATCACCCGCAGGATATTCGCTCAGCCCATCAAAAGCTGATCGATTACCTGCTCTCTCCAGAAGCAGCAAGAATGGAGGGGGTAGATGCGGTGGTGTTAAGACAAATGGCCTCTTGCTTACATCAGCGGCGTGAGTTGCGGGTTCTTGCTGATTACAATCTTAATTGTGTGATAACCAAGGACACCGCTAAAGAGGGAATTAATATGGCCACCTTATTTTTCAAGTATTGCGAATCCATTTACCAAAATAAAAACGCAAATGGTGATTGATCCAATCTTATCTATGCAAGACCCGCTATGGTTGGAATACATGAAATTTACTGGTTTAAGCGAGCAAGCTCTACAGCAAGACTTGGAGCGTGACATCCTGAATACGTCAGACGACTGGGATGATGGCAAGCTTGGTGCTGATGAACAATTTGTTGTCAAATCCACACACTCTTCAGACGAAGACATTATCGCTGCTACCATCTCAACTCTGCGATGAGAGTTGAATTAGATTCGCAGCAAGATCAGAGAAAAATCGCATAGATTTAAATAAAGATAACTAACCCGCTTCGGCGGGTTTTTTGTTTTCTAAATCCCAAATACACGAAAGCCCGAGTTGTTACCAGCATCTCGGGCTTTCTCGTTTCTGCACCTTGATGAAGGCAAGGGAGAACTTGTGGTAAATCTTAGCAAGATATTAAAGGAGTTTCGACTAATGGGTGAAAAATTATCCAACTGGAAGTTCCTGTTGATTTGGCTTCTGGCGCTAGTGGCCTCATCAGCGCCATTTCTGTACGGCGTAGCCAGATTAATAGAGGCGATAAAGCAATGATCGCATCGCTGCTGGAATCATCCCCATGGTTAAGGTTCTGCACTGGCATTGCCATTATTTTGATTGCCCTCGGTGTCGCAGGTTTGGTGATCACTCCACTAATTCACGCCATTCGTTGGTGGTGATCTCAAACACCAAGTTAACTCGCTAAATGCGGGTTTTTTATTGCCTGAAATATGGGGTAAGCAATGTCACTTCTTAGCATGATTGATACTTATATCGACGGTATTGATGTGACCTCGGTAAAGTTAACGCTTGGCAAATTCACGTTTAAAGATTTCGAGATCCCGGCTCACATTGCGTTTCCAGCCAAACAGCAGACGGTTATTCATAAGTTGGTTGGCGGTAAGCGCGTTATTGATGTGTTGGGCGTGGATTATGATCCGATCACATGGTCTGGGATTATTACCGGCAAGAAGGCGGGCGACCGAGTTCGAATGCTGGAAACCATGCGTGACACCGGTGCAATTGTGACAATGACGCTGGATAGCTACAGCTTTGATGTTGTGGTGACTTCATTTGTGCCGACGTTTGAGTTTATCTACCGCCGCCCGTACACCATTGAGCTGGCAGTAGTTAAGCGCAATGACGCACCGGTGCAGGTTGATGCGTTAACAGGTGCATTGAATGCCTTGATCAACAGCGATATTGGTAAGTCGCTTGGCTTGGCCGGCGTCATTAATGTGTCGTCCATAACCGATGCGGTAACCACGGTACAGGCTGCTGTTGCCAAGATCCAAAGCTTCGCCAGTGCGACATCATCGGCTGTTCAGTCGGTAATGGCGCCGATTGCCGCGGCTAAATCTATTATTCACTCGGTGATCCGTGAAACCGAACAAGCACTGAATGAAATTACAACGCTGGGCGGCATGGTGCCGGGTAATCCGGTATCCAAAACCATTAATAACGTGCTCACACAGGCCGATGGATTAACCAGTTTGACGGCGTTGTATAACCTGCACAATACACTTACTCGCACTGAAAAGAATGTCAGTGCAGGTCAGGCGGCTGATGGTTTGCGCACGGTAACCATTACCGGCGGTACCTTGTATCAGGTGGCCAGCCAGCAATACGGCGACCCAACACTGTGGACGAGTATCGCCAGTGCAAACAACCTGACAGATCCGCAACTGACCGGCATCAATACGTTGATCATCCCCGCTAATCCAGCCGGAGATGACTTCGAATGAAAGACGTAAATAATCCAATAGTGACCTCTAGCGCTCGGCATGTAACCGGGCGTTGTTTTTTGGCTGGCGTAGAAGTCCCATTCGTCTCGTTTGATGTGGACAGCAACGCCTTTGCGAGCGCTGATACATTCAGTGTGACGTTCGCGGCCTCTGCTTTACCAAAGAGCTTTGGCCTTCTGAATTGGTGGGCAACACAGACTGGCATATTGATAGAGCTTCACGCCGTTATTATTTCTCAGTCTGGCATGGATGATAAAAAGCTGATCGTCGGGAATGTTGATACATGGCATTACGACCCAGCGCGATTTGAGATTGTCTGCGAAGGCCGCGATTTTACAGCGTTGTTTATCGATACCAAAACAGCGGGCGAAAGCTTCAAAAACCAGACGTCGAGCCAGATCGCGGAAGACTTAGCGAAACGGCACAGCCTGACACCAGTAGTGACCGCAACAACAACCAAGTTTGGTGAGTTTTATCAAATCGACTCAGCTCACTTATCCGGTGAGCAAACGGAATGGGACATTCTCACATCACTGGCGGCGATTGAAAATTATCAGGTGTACGTGAAAGGTTATGAGCTTCATTTCGAACCATTAGCCAGCATTCGCACTGCTGACAATTACGTGATCCGCTGGCAACCGATTGGCACTTTGAAATATCCGCAAGCCAATGTGAGTGAAGATCTGCAATTCAGTCGCGCCATGACCATCATGAAGGGCGTGACCGTCGAGGTTCTGTCTTGGTCATCGAAAAAGAAAAACAAACAGTTCATCGCAGCTTACCCAAAGAATGCGAAATCGACCGCAGTGGGTGGCTCAACACCAAAAACACAGGCATTTCGCATTATTCGTGATGGACTAACGCCTGAAACGGCGATGCAATTAGCTCAGTCAACCTATAACCAGATCGTGAAGCACGCCATGAAGCTCTCCGGCTCAATGCCCGGCGACAATATTCTTATGCCTGCCGACATGATCCGCGTTGAAGGGACGCAGAGCCCATTTGACCAACTTTATTACTGTGACTCAGTGAAACGCACCGTCAGCTTCGAAGGCGGGTATGTCATGAGTTTCACCGGTAAAAACCAATCACCAAACTTGGAGGCATCCGGCTAATGAATCAACTCATTAATGCAATGAAGATGCATGCCATGCAAGGAATGTCAGGGTTCACTGGCACTCGACAGGGGGTAATTACGGCATATGACCCCAATGCATATGCGGTGAAGGTTCAAATACAGCCAACCGGCGAGGAAACGGGGTGGATACCACTCTCTACGCCTTGGGTTGGTAATGGATGGGGATTAGCCGCCGGCCCAATGATAGACGCCGTAGTTGAGATCAATTTTGACTCTGGAACCATTGGTGTTGGCATGGTGTCAGGGCAGTTTTACAACGATGTTGACCGCTGCCCGGGTCCGCCTTCGGGTGAGTTCTGGTTGGTTCACAAGTCAGGTTCGCTGCTGAAATTCACAAATGACGGCAATGTTCTTGTAGTTGCGGCCGGAACAGCACACTACACGGCACAGCAGCATGTATTTGATGGGCCGGTACAAATGAATGACACGTTAAATGCGGAAAAGCAGATAACAAGTCAGGCGGATATTACTGATAACGCTGGTTCAAATGCCCATTCAATGGCTGGGATGCGTCAGATTTACAACGGCCATGATCATCCAGTTAAAAACGTTCAGGGCGGCTCATCAACCATCATTTCAGACAAGCCGGAACAGCAGACATGATAGACCTTTATCACTACATCGGTGGCGACCTGAGTTTGTCACCGACAGGCGATCTCACGCCTGTTTCTGACACTGAAAAGGGCAAGCAGCGCGTGTTACGGCGCCTACTGACCAATCCGCAACTCGAAGATGCTGACGGGAACATCATTTCAGCCGGCGACTATGTTTTTCACCCTGATTACGGCGCTGGTCTTGCTCGTAAAGTCGGTGACATCGTGAATATCAACGAATGGACAGCACTTATCCGGGGGCAAATGCTGCTGGAAGATTGTGTTGCTCGGTCACCAGAACCGGTTATCACGGTGTCAGTGATAGACCAAGGTGCCAGCGTTGATATCCAGTACACCGACGCAGTTTCTGGCCTTCCAACCACACTCAGCTTTGACGTGACGAGGTAATAATGGCGTTAAGCACAAAGAGTTTTAACACGCTGGTTAGTGACCAAGTTACGGCCATTCAAGCACTGGCAACCAGTCTTGTTGATTTAACGATCGGCAGCTTGCTGCGTTCTGTCGCTGAGTCTAACGCTGGTGTTTTGCAGTGGTTGCAATCGCTGATCGTTCAATTGTTGGTAACCACTCGCGCTGCGACTTGTTCGGGTGATGATCTCGTTAGTTGGATGGCCGATTATGGCTTTACTAAGCTATCAGCTGTGCAATCAACTGGGCAGGCCACTTTTTCTCGGTACACATCAACCTATCAAGCGCTGATACCAATCGGAACGGTGGTGCAAACTACTGACGGCACACAGCAGTTTACCGTTATAACTGACACCACCAATGCCGCATACAGCGCGACACTTGGGGGTTATGTCATTGTAGCAGGCGTTTCAGGCATACAAGTGCCAATCCAAGCCAGCACGGCTGGTGCTGCTGGTAATGTTTTAGCTGGTACTATTTCAGTGATCGTCGGTGGTATTCAGTATGTGGATACCGTCACAAACGCTTCCGCCTTGGCGAATGGCTCAGACGAAGAGACGGATGCGGCGTTTCGTGCACGGTTTGTTCTCTGGGTGGCCTCGCTATCAAAGGGCACTAAAGCGGCGATCGGCTATGCGTTATCGAGCATGCAAACTGGCGTAACGTACTCGCTTGTTGAAAACCAGAACTACAACGGCACCACAAACTACGGGTACTTTTATGCCGTGGTGGATGATGGTTCCGGTTCGCCGTCCAGTACATTCCTGTCATCTGCTGCCAACGCTATTGAGTCGGCGAGGGGGTTCACCATTAATTACGGTGTTTTCGCTCCGACTTTGTTAGCTGCTAACGTCAGCATGACCATTACAACGACCTCTGATCATGCGTCAGCGGTTGCCTTGGTTAGCACAGCAGTTCAGGAATACATCGCAGCATTAAGCCTTGGTCAGTTACTTCCATATACGCAGCTGGCAACCATTGCTTACGGTGCAAGCCCGCTCATTACTAACGTGTCATCAGTTTTGTTAAATGGCGGTACATCAGACCTCGCAGCAACGGCAAAGCAAGTTATCCGTGCTGGAACAATCGCAATTTCCTAAGAGGTGATACATGGCTACTGGCGACCAAAGCGACATGCTTGCGCGAATGCAGGCGCTATTGCCTCGCGGATGGTTTGGCGATTCAAATCCGATCTTGAATGCACTACTAACAGCTTGTGCGAATGCATTGGCGTGGGGTTATACGCTGTATCTCTATGCTCAACTGCAAACCCGAATCTTATGGGCTACCGATGGTTGGCTGGACATTATTGCGTATGACTTTTTTGGCGATTTGTTAAAGCGATCAACAGGTCAATCTGATTCCAGTTTTCGCAACCGCATCATCATTAACATGTTTCGTGAACGAGGAACGCGCAAAGCAATATCCAAGGTGCTTTACGACTTAACCGGTAGATATCCGGCTATTGTTGAGCCAAGTAGACCAGCTGATTGCGGAGGATATGGCGCCATGGGTGGTTACGGGGTGGCGGGAGCTTACGGTTCCATGTTGATGCCATATCAAGCCTTTGTTACTGCCTATCGGCCTACTAGCCAAGGTTATCCCTATTTATCAGGTTACTCAAAACCAGCAGGTGGCTATGGCGCAGCGTCCTATCTGGCGTATGCGTCAGCATCCCAAGCCATCGACGTTACTGATGATGACATTATTGCAGCGCTTAACTCAGTAAAACTGGAAGGCACCGCGATCTGGATGCGCATTTCCTCATAACAAAACCAATCCCATAAGTAACCAACCATACCCGCCATCGAGCGGGTTTTTTCATTTCTGGAGATACCAATGGATCGCCAAATCGTTTATCCGGGCCAAATTCCGCTCGAAACGGATCTACTCAAAACCAACCAAAACACCATGATCGCAATCGCCAAGCTTGCATCAGCCATGTTTGGTTCCAGCACCATCGTGAATGGTTTAACCGTTACCGCACAATCTCCAGCAGCAATGGCAGTAAACGTATCCGCAGGCGAGATTTATGAGTTAGCTAACTTAGAAGCTACCACGTACAGCTCTTTGGCGGCCGATACCACTCACAGCATCATGAAACAGGGTATTTCTTTAAACACTCAAGCTCTGGCAATTACCGCTCCTGGTACAGCTGGCTATTCGATTAACTATCTGATCCAAGCCACCTATCAGGATTCAGATAGTAATGCGGCAACACTGCCATACTACAACAGCTCAAACCCCTCTCAGGCATGGAGTGGGCCAAATAACTCAGGAACACAGCAATACACGACAAGAAGTGGTGCGGTAGTTGTTTTAGCCAAAGCTGGTGTGGCGGCAACGACCGGATCGCAGGCTACACCATCACCGGATAGCGGTTATGTTGGGTTGTATGTTGTAACCGTAGCTTATGGCGCATCAACCATTACCAGCGCCAATATTTCACAATATTCTGGTGCTCCTTTGTTGCCATCGGGCTTACTGCAGAGCATCCAGAACGGGAATACATCATTTGCGACGGATACAGGTGCTGCGAATGCTTATGTCATTAGCTTAACACCAGCGCTGACAGCAAGAAGCGAAGGGCAAGTTATTCGGTTAAAAGTGGCAAATACAAATACCGGCGCATCAACTATTAATGATGGTCTCGGTGTTGTCCCGCTTACGGGTGGTGCCCATTCCGCTCTGCAAGGTGGTGAGATGGTTGTCGGTGGTGATGCATTGGTACAGTGGAATAGTACAGTTGGCACGGGATCTTATGTGCTGTTGTCTTGTACTGGAGCGCCAGAGCAATTAGCGAACGGAGCTAAATCACAACATGCAGCTGCGTTAAATCAGATAACATCTGTTGTTGGTTCTGCTCGTAACGTTGCAATGTCAGTTACATCGGCATCTTCTACAGCAACACTTTCCGCTGATGAAATTATTGTAGAGACAGCGTTAGGTGGGTTGAAATATCAATTAAGCAATTTTAGCAAAAGTGTAAATTTAGCTACCACTGGCGCTGGCGGCATGGATACAGGAACGGCTCCTGTGTCTGGCTATGTCGCCTTATATGCAATTTTCAATCCAACAACTAGTACTTCGGCATTATTGGCTACCAATGCCACATCAGCTAAAGCCACTGAGGTGTACAGTGGCGCCAATATGCCATCTGGATACACAGCATCAGCATTGGTATTTGTTTGGCCTACAAATGCCAGTGGTCAACTTACAATCGGAGAGATGGTTGGACGTAGAATTAGAGGTGTTCCTGTAAGTTTTTTATCTACATCTGGCAGTGGAACCTCAAACTCTTACGCTTCGTTATCTGTGGCTGGATGTGTGCCAAAAAATGCAAAGAAAATATTTGGGACTATCACTATAACTAACGGAACCGTATCTAGTTTTGGATCTGTAGGTGTTGCGCCAACAGCGTCGGTTGGTGCTCAGACGGTTGGTGGATATGTAACAACGAACATCGGTCCATTTGCCACATTTGAAATTGATTTGGCAACGGCTCAAACACTTTATTATGTATGGTATGCGGCAGGCGGTGGCACTATCACATTTAGTGCAAATTGTTCTGGATATGAAATTTAAGGTGGCAACAATGCTAGTTAATGTGCAATTTACTGACAGTAAAGAAACCAAGATCAAAGCCGTTTTCGGCTGTCCACAATCGAGTGGTACATATGAAAACCTTGGAACAGTAGAGACCAGTGATCCCAGGTGGGGTGATTACTTCTCAGGCGAACCCTTGCAATCTCAGTTATGGCTCCCTGAGCCAGTTAGCTCGTAAATATTTAAATGCCGCGTAAGCGGTTTTTTTGTGCCTGAAATCCGGAGAGAGCATGGGCGATCTGAGCGAAGAAGAAAAACGGAAACTGGAAGAAATGATTAGTACGTGGGATGACATTCATCGCGCTGCTAGATTTCTTAGTTGGATTGGGAAAAAGCTAGGTTGGATAGTGTCAATTGCCGGAGGGTTTGCGCTCTGCTGGTCGGCTTGGCATGGAAAATAACAGTTTTAATTTAACAAGACGATAGACCCGCCATTGCGCGGGTTTTGTCATTTCTGGAGGGCTGAAAATGCCAGTAGAGCAAGATCACGAACTGAAAGAAACATTAACGATTGATGTGATAACACCAGGCCATGCGCCACGCACAGAAACCAGTCTATTTAAAACCACCAAGCAAATGCTATTCAAGGCAACAGCTCCGGCATTACAGATCCCGCGTGATGAAATTGGCCGATGCTGGATTTGTGGGCAGACCGAAGCTGAATTGGGACACCCATTGGAGGCGCATCATTTCAGTATCGAGCGAAGCTTTGCCGAAGGGAAAATTGACTGGGAGAAAGTTAAGCACGATCACCCGCATTTCGATTGGTCAAAATTCAACGAATCAGACCCATACACCTTTGTTGATGACATGGAAGCGCAGGGTGTTTTGCTGTGCAAGCCTCATCACACAGGGAAGGGCACTGGCGCACATGATTTGCCATATGGTCTTTGGGTTATGCAGCGTTACTTAAAAGATGGTGCTCAATTCTCTCCAAACGAAGTCATTCATCACGATCAGGTTTAGGGGTGGCTATGTCTATTTTGAAGGTACTAAAAGACTGCTCTACCGATGAATACGGGGCTGCGTATGACTTGGTTGCGCTCTGTGCGCTGATTGGGTTCATGGCGTGGGTGATTTACGAGGGGATTTCCTTTTTCACCGGCAAAGCATTCAACGGCACTGAATACGGGCTGGCGTTCGGCGGCGTGATGACGGTCGTTACGACTGCGCTTCGGTTTAAACCCAAAGCCATTCCGCCAACTGATTCCGGAGTCCAATCATGATCACGCTCAAGCAGCTTCAAACGCTATTTCCCCATTCAATTTCAAAGTGTTCCGTTTTTCTTGATCCGATTAATCAAACATTACAGAAATTTCTAATCAACACTCCAGCAAGACAGGCGGCATTCCTGGCACAGATCGGTCATGAGTCTGGCGGGTTGATTTACACCAAAGAAATCTGGGGCCCGACATCCGCGCAAATGAGTTACGAAGGACGAAAGGACTTGGGTAATTCTCAGCCCGGTGATGGCAAGAAATACATGGGGCGGGGATTAATCCAGATAACCGGACGCACCAATTACGATAAGGTAGGCAAGGCGTTAGGTATCGATTTAATCAGCAATCCGGTATTGCTGGAGCAGCCATTAGCAGCTGCGTTGTCTGCTGGCTGGTTCTGGCAAACACATGGATTGAATGACTTGGCCGACAAAGGTGATTTCATTGGTATCACCAAGCGGATCAATGGTGGTACGAATGGTTTAGCCGATCGACAAGCTTTGTATGCCAAAGCCAAGCAGATCTTGGGTGTGAAATAACTAATCAGACCCGCCACGGCGGGTTTTTTGTTGGGCGAGTGGGGCGATACCGGAATGTCGGTATCGATGGACAAGTCCGTCCATCGGCAACAACGAAGATGTTCGGAGTTAACTACCGAGATCTCGGTATTACTCGTTTGGAGCGCTCCTCAAATCTGAGGAACGGGTTAACCCATTG